TAGTAAGGAGTAGCAGTTTAACAAGTTTTACAGAACGCTTCAACGATGAATTAGCAGGATGGGTAATGACAGTATCATTTAGAACACCATTCGATTATAATAAATGTAATATACCTTTAACATAAAAAATATAAAAAAATGAAAGCAAACCACACAGAATTTATGAGCGCAGAAGATGGCGTAATAGTAGTAAATGATACTACAGAATATTCAGCACGAAGATTTTACGGCTTCTACGTTTCAGCAGATGCAGTAGTAGCAAGAATAGAGATAAACGGAGACACAGCAACAGATGTAAAAGCGGACTACTTTACAACGCCTGCAAACGGTGTTAAAGCAAACGTAACAATAACAGCGCATGGAGATGATACTTTTAGTGCAATTACATTAACAAGCGGAGAGGTTGCTTTAATACTTGCATAATGTACGGATATGCTTATACAAATAGTTTTAGAGGGAGTGGCGGAAGTTCTACACCTTTACCATATCAACCTTTATGCAGTTACTACTTAAATGGTACAGACGGATACTTGGAAGGTGCAGGAAACATATCTACTTTAGTGGGTGGCAGTGGTAAGACTTGGAGCGTTAGAATAGTATTCAGAAGATTAACAACAGGATCAGCAGTTGATTTGTTGGGAAGTTATGACGGTGCTATTTCTGATAAGTCTTTAGGGGTTTTCATAAATACAGCAGGAGAAGTTAATGTTTTTTTTAGTTCAGACGGAACAACCAATACTGGCAACTTTAAATCTTCTTCTGTATTAGTTAATGATACAGATTGGAGACATATGATACTCACTTATGATAACGGTACTTTTAAATGCTACATAGGCTCATCATTAAGGGCTGGAACATCTACAACTATTCCAACTACTTTAAACACTTCTGTTGAGCCTTTTAAATATGGTTTATTTTACACAAGTGGATCACCAAGATATACCAAATGCTATATTAACCAAATTAACTGGACAAGTGATGTGATTACAGGAACAGAGGCTGCAACATTATTTAACGGAGGTTTGCCATTAGTTGGGTCTGATGTTTTAGACAATATGGCTTTAGAGTACATATTTGACAATGATACTTTTGACGGTACTAATTGGACTTTACTCGATGATGTTGGAGCGAATGATGGACTTAGTGTTAACCTTGATGCAGTAGATAAAGACTGTAACGAAAACCCTTATTAATTATGAGTCAAACAAACAATATTTATTTAGACTTTGGACAAAGTTGGACGGCAGGAATAAGCAATACAATACCTGAATTGCAACCAGCCTACGCAGGTAGAAGTATTAATCTGAGAGTTATGACCGACACAGGTTTTCAATGCATAGACTCAGCGTTAAACAATAACCAATATCCTACTGTATATCGTCAAAATGGATGCGCCATTGAGTTCTACTTTAGAGATATTGCGGAGCATTTAGGAAGCGATGTTTACTTGTGTAAAGTTGCAAAGGGTGGAACTTCACTAGGATTAAATGCAGGCGGTTTAGATTGGAATGTAGCAAGCACAAACGAACTTTACGATCATGCTATGAGTGCTATTGCAGACTGTATAACATGGATGAATGATAGAGGTAAAGATTATGTTTTTAAGGGTTGCATTTGGTGGCAAGGAGAGGAAGATGCAGTAAGTGCTACTTATTCAGCGGCTTATGAGACTAACTTAATTAATCTTTTTGATGACATAAAAACGGCTACTTCAACACCTGATTTAAAGTTTTATCAATACTACATGACTTTACCTAGAGATTACACAGCGGTGGTTAATACTGCTAAAACTAATTTCACTAATTTAGATACAGCAAATAGAAGAATATTCACGCCAATAGTTAGCGGTTTTCAACCTGACGGAGTACACCCTACAATGGCAGCAAATTTAACAATGTGGACTAACCAACAACTTCCACTAATAATAGCAGATTTATAATGCCACACAACACAATAACAAACCTACACGCTAAGTTAACGGTTTACTTTACCCAAATTGCAGCGGTCTTATTATCGTTTATAAGTCCAATTGCAGGCGTATTAATTGCAGTAGGTGCTTTTGTATTCCTAGACACTATTATAGGTTTATGGAAAGCGAAAGTAATTAAGCAACAGATAACAAGCAGGAGGTTGTCAGATGTGGTGCAGAAAATGTTAGTCTATCAATGCACAGTTATTACATTCTTTATACTAGGTCACTTCATAGTTAATGACATTGTAAAAGGCTTTATAGATATTGACTATGCTATGACTAAAATAATCGCAGTAGTATTAATTAGTATAGAGTTCTTTAGTATAGACGAGAGTTTTAAAGCAGCAACGGGCAAAGGTTTACTACAAAGGTTAACAGATTTAATCAGTAAATACAAGACAAATAAAAAAGCATTTAGGAAGGATTAAATAAAAAGTACTATATTTGCCTAAACTAAAATTATGGCTAACAAAAAAATTTACATTAACGATAAGACAGCAAAAGAGTTATTTGGCAAAGTTAATATCAATAGAAAGTATAGGTTAAACGCTGAACAATTAGAGCAGTTAGAAAACTATAAAGAGGGTAAACCACAAAAAGTTAAAGTTAAGTCTAAAACAGATAGTAACGACTACAAAGATAAAGGTGTTTTAAGCGCATTAAATGATAAAGGTAAGTTAATGAATATAGATGAATATTGCATCTATTACAACCTACCTAAAGCGGATATAAGCAGTTATAAATTAGTAACCCATACTGGCACACCTTTCTTTAATATTGTATTTAGAGAAGTTGCAGGAGTTGAAAGCATAGACTTTGACAAGATACTAAGTAAGTACGATAATTTTGAAGAGTTGTGTAACTTAGGTACTTTAGTTGAAGTTATGACTAATGATTTTGACGTACTTACTTACTCAGATGTTCACATAGGTATGGACACAGACAGCAAAGGCAATTCAATGTATGCTACTGAGTGGAATAGAGAAGCGGTTTATGATTCTTTGCGTTATATGGTACAAGAGATAGCACAACAAAAGAAATCTAAAACTTTAGTTATTGATGAATTAGGGGACTTCTTAGATGGCTTCAATGGTTACACTACCAGAGGTGGTCATAAGTTACCGCAGAACATGACAGATGAGGAGGTATTTGATACGGGTTTAAACTTTAAAATACAATTAATTGCAGGACTATCTAAGCACTATAAAACAGTTATAGTTAATAATATATGCAATGATAATCATGCAGGTGCATTTGGTTACTTTGTAAACTCAGCAGCAAAGAACTACATAGAAAATAAATTTGAAAATGTAACAGTAACTAACCACAGACAGTTCATTAATCATTATTTTATGGGGGATATTTGCTTTATCATTTCACACGGTAAAGATGACGAGACTTTAAAGTTTGGATTTAAACCGCAGTTAGATAGTAAAGGATTAGAGAAGATAGACCAATATTGCAAACAAAATGACATTTACAAAAAGGCTAAGAAGATAGTATTTAAAAAAGGAGATAGCCACCAAGCACTATTTGATATGTGTACAAGTGATGACTTCTATTATTTTAACTATCCTGCATTAAGTCCGAGTTCTCAATGGGTACAAAACAACTTTAAAAAGGGTAGGCGTGGATTTGTATTAGAAACTTGGAACGATTTAGACGTAACTATTAAACCTATATTTTTATAATTATGAGAGAGATTAAATACATAGTATTACATTGCACAGCAACTAGCAAAGATGCAACGGTTGAGAATATAAAGAAGTACTGGAAAGAGCGTTTAGGTTGGAAGAACGTAGGCTATCACTTTATTATTAAGCCTAATGGCAAGATAGAAAAGTTGGCAGGTATTAACACTATTACAAACGGTGTAAGAGGATTTAATGATAGGTCTATTCATATTAGTTACATTGGCGGTAAATATGAGGATGATAGGACAGAGGATCAAATAGAAAGCCAACACTTTATAGTAGGTATCTTAAAAGATATGTTTCCAAAAGCGAAGATACAAGGACATACTGACTTCCCAAAGGTTACAAAGTCTTGTCCTAGATTTGATGCAATAGAAGAGTTTAAATACTTAGACAAATGATTAAAGGTTACATAACAGCAATAATAAC